AGATTTACAGTCAAAAAGTTCTTAAATTCTTCCGTAAAGCTTCAGTTGTTGAGGATATTACCAACACTGACTATACAGGAGAAATTGAAAACTTTGGTGATACTGTAAGCATAATAAAAGAACCAACAATCACTGTCCAATCATATGCTAGAGGTGCTTCTGTTAATACACAAGACCTAGCCGATGATGAAATTCAATTAACTATCGACAAAGCTAACGCATTTGCTTTTAAAGTAGACGATATTGAAGAAAGACAGGGACATGTTAATTTTGAAACACTAGCAACGTCAGCAGGTGCATATGCACTTAAAGACAGCTATGATTCAGATGTTCTTTCTGACATCGCTTCAGCAGTTACTTCAGGTAACACTTACGGTGCAGACCATGCAACAAACTCAATCGACACAGGTTTCGGAACAGATGAAATCGACCCTGTTAACGTACTTGCTCGTCTAGGAAGACTTCTAGATGACGGAAACGTTCCAACAGACAACCGTTGGGCTGTTGCTTCACCTAGATTCTTTGAAGAATTACAACAAACTAGTTCAAAATTACTTGACGCTAACTTCTTAAACGAAGCTAACTCACAGTTAAGAAATGGTTTAGTAGTTCCTCAGCTAGTAAATGGCTTTAGACTTTATAAGTCTAACAATATGCCTGCTGCTAGTACTTCTGACGTTTACCAAGTCTTAGCAGGACATCAAGGCAGTACATCTACTGCTTCACAGATTGCTAAAACTGAGGTTGTTAGAGACACAGAATCTTTCGCTGACATTGTTCGAGGCTTACATGTTTATGGTAGGAAAGTACTACGTACTGAATCCATAGCTAAAGCTTTCGTTAAATTAGATTAAGGGGAGAATAACTAATGGCTACTTTAACTAAAACAGGCGGCACAGGCACTACTGGACATGTTTCTGGTAATGGTGTTGCTAAAACTTATGTACAATCAACCGTTATTGATGGAACATCAACTTCTTTAACAAGTGGTGACGTTTATCAAGCGATTAATCTTCCTGCTAACTCTATAGTAATGAGTGCAGGTATTGATGTTATTACCGCAGGTACTGGTACAGGTACTTTAGCACTAGGAGACGGTACAGTAACTTATGTTGCTGCTGCTACTCAAAGTGCAGGTCAAATGACTTCAGGCGATGCTCTCGCTGAACTCGCTGTTACTTATGCTGCAGCAGATACACTAGATGTAACTGTTGCTACTGCAGATGTTAACTCTAAAGTCCGAGTATGGGCTCTTATTGCTGACATTGACGGAATAGGTGATACCGAAGCAGGCGATACTTTTGCTTAATGACTAACTAAGGTGGGGGGTTAATTCTCCCCACTTTTTACAAGGAAAGAACATGAAAAACTTATTAGTAATACTTTTTGTAGGTTTTGGATTAATAGGTTGTGCTGCAAGTGCAATTAATATTTCTGCAGACATACCTAAAGAACAAGAAGTAATAATTTCAATAGAAACTAAAAAAACTAACGATTAATTATGACACAAGAAATAAGTAGAGAACTGTTACATTTACTCCTATGTATAGCAACTGTGTTTTGTTTATACCTAGGTCTTTCTTCTTTTATGCTGAAAGAATTTGCAACATTCTTATACTTATTACCTGCCAATGGTGCGGCAGCTTGGTGGTTATATAGAAAGCTCAATGGTTGATTCAACATTTATATCAGCAGGAGCTGCACCATCAAACACAGACAGGACAGACATCTACGAGTGTCCTAGTAACTTTAAAGGGATTGTAAAGTTTATAAACGTACCAAATGTAAATGCATCAGCTAAGACAGCTAAAATAGAATATTATGATTCATCTGCTACTACATATTATGCCTTATCAGGTGCAACATCTATAGCAGGAGAAGGCTACATAAACTGGACAGATATAAATTTAGTATTAGAAGCAGGGGATAAAGTAACAATAACTGCAGGAACAGCAAGTACAGTACATGCCACAGTAGGCGTAGAACTAATTTATAATCCACTAACAACGTAGGTAGAACATGGCAACATTTATTACATTGGTTAACAAAGTATTAGTAGAGTTAAACGAACCTGAACTATCTACTTCAGCAGACTTAACCTCGGCAGCAGCTACCGTAGGCATACAGTCTACAGTAAAAGAAAATGTAAATAAATCTATAAGAGATATTGCTACTTCAGAAGTAGAATGGTCTTATCTAGTTGCAGCAGGATCACAAGCTTTAACTGCAGGTATTATGGAATACACTGCACCGACAGCAGCAAACACAATAGACTGGGATAGTTTTATTTTACTACCTACAGAACTTGTAACTAATGGTACTTACACTAGTAACATAACTGGTTGGACTACTTCTAACTCAGGAACTGGTGCAGGTACACATTCTACCGATTCTTTATCTTTAGCAGCAGGCTCAGGAACAGCAGCAGTTTATCAAGAACTGTCTTTAACTAGAGGCAGGCAATACATGGTAACTTTTGCCATGAAGAACTCTTCTACTTCTGGTACAGCACTAAGCCCTAGTTTAAATGTATCAATAGGTACAAGTGCACTAGCAACAGATGTAAATACAGGAACATATACTTCTGCAGGGGGTTCTAATGATGAGGGCGATTTAAGCTATCATAACTTTACATTTGAAGCATCTGCTACATCCCATTTTATAACTATTAAGAATGCTACAGCATCTTCTACAGTGCTTGTAGATAACGTAAGCATAAGAGAAAATATCCATCCTAAAAGTTTAAAGTATTTAAATGAAGATGAATGGAGACAAAGAGTCGCAAGTACCGATAAACATCAAAACCCAGACCACTACTCAGAGCCTGACCATGTATATAAAACCAACAGTTCTGCTACAGCACTTACATTTGGAGTATCACCTGTACCTGACAAAAGCTCTTATTCAGTTGAGTTTGATTACTATACTACCCCTACAGATTTATCTGCTTCAGGGGATACGCCTAGTCTACCAACTCGTTACCACGACCTTATAGTAAAAAGAGCTTCTTATTATACTCTTCTTACACGTTCCGATCCACAACTAGCCCAGATATACTTACAAGAGTATAGCTTTGGCTTACAGAGAATGAGAACAGATTTGTTAAACCGTAAAAATTACATGTTTGCTGTTTAATGGCAGATATGTTAAACCCATTTGTAGTTAACTTCAGAGGAGGCTTAGTCCTCAATAAATCTCAGTTTGAGATGGAACCAGGAGAAGCTATGGAGTTAAGAAACTTTGAACCTGACGTAGGTGGCGGATATAGACGTATCTCAGGGTTTGCTAAGTTTAATACAAACGAAATAACTTCAGGAAGCACTACAGGTGCTATACTTATGTCGGCTGTATACAAAGATCAAGTTATAGCTGCTAGGGGCACTGAAGTATTTAAAGTACCTACATCTAATGGCTCTGTAACACAGATAGATTCTGGTAGAACTAGTGCAGGTAGATACGATTTTGACACTTTTAATATAGATGGTACAGATAGAATTATATGGGCTGACGGAGCAAACAACGCTTCACATTATGATAACAGTTCCGTAACTGACGTAAACGGTACAGGTGCTCCTGCTAACCCTAAGTTTGTAAAAATATTTAAAAACCATGCTATTTATGCAGGAATGTCTGCAGCAACACAAAAGATAATATTTTCTGCTCCATATGCTGTAGGAGAATTTAGTGCTGCTAAAGGTGCAGGTTCTATATCTGTAACAAGCACTATAACAGGATTAAAAGTATTTAGAGAGCAGTTATATATATTCTGTGAAAATGCTATATTTAGATTAGCAGGAAACAGTTTAGCAGATTTTCAAATGCAACCAGTAACAACTAATGTAGGCTGTATTGCACCACAAAGCATACAGGAAGTAGGCGGTGACTTAGTATTTTTAGCTGCTGACGGCTTAAGAACAGTTGCAGGTACAGAAAAAATTGGTGACGTAGAGTTAGGTGTTATATCTAGACCTATACAAAGAAGATTTACAGAATTAAATTATAATACTGTAGCAGAAAAGATAAGTTCTGTAGTTATAAAGGCTAAAACACAATATAGAATATTTTTTGCAGACCAAGGTGCTGAAGCAGACTGTTCAGGAGTTATAGCTGTTTTTAGAGGCGATAGGTGGGAATATTCTGATATGAGAGGTATTAAACCTAATTGTGGAGATAGTGGTTACATAAGTGATGTAGAGTTTATAGTGCATGGTGGATATGATGGTTATGTGTATAAGCAAGAATCTGGTAGTACGTTTACAAACGCTTCTGATGCTACAATAAGTATGGAAGCTAGATTTAAATCAGCACACTTAACTATGGGTGATCCTGGAATTAGAAAAAGGTTTCACAGAGTAATATTAAACTACAGACCAGAAGGTTCATTAGCCACTAACTTAGGTTTAGAATATGACTTTGGTTCACAAGACGTACAAAACCCTAACAGTATACCTTTTTCAGAGGTTGCTGATTTAGCACTGTACGGTTCATCAACATATGGCGGTTCAATCTATGGTGGTGCAGAATTTATACTAGTTAGACAACCTATAACAGGTTCAGGATTTGCGGTAGCAGTCCAATTTACAGAAAAACAAAATGAAACATCAGCACCTTATTCATTAAGAGGTTTCAGTTTAGAATTTGCAGCAGCAGGTAGGAGATAAGCAATGGCAGGTTATTCAGCAAGACAATCGACTTTTACGACAGGGGATACTATTACAGCAGCTCATAGTAACAATGAGTTTAATGCTATATTAGCAGCTTTCCATGTAAGTACAGGTCATAAACATGATGGTAGCACAGCAGGTGATGGTGGTCCAATATCCACATTATTTAGTAATGCTATTAGTATGGGTACAGGTGCAGATACCGATATAGCTCTTACATTTAATGCTAACTCAAATGATGGTGTTATAACATGGATGGAAGATGAAGATTATTTCCAGTTTTCTGATGATATATTAATTAACACTACAGAAAAATTACAATTTAGAGACACTGCAATATACATTAATTCTTCTGCTGATGGACAATTAGATTTAGTTGCTGATACAGAAATACAGATAGCTGCTACTACCATTGATATGAACGGTAATGTAGATGTTTCTGGCACTTTAGTTTTTGGTAGTTTAGGAGATGGTACTGTTACTATTACAGACATTGCAGACGAAGATAATATGTCTTCAAATTCTGCTACTAAACTTGCTACGCAACAATCAATTAAAGCTTATGTAGATGCTACTGTAACTGCAGAAGACTTAGACGTGACTTCTGATAGTGGTACTATAGCTATTGATTTAGATTCTGAAACACTTACTATTGCAGGCGGTACAGGTTTAGCCTCTAGTGCTACTTCTAATACTGTAACTTTAGCAATAGATAGTACTGTAACTACACTTACAGGCTCACAGACTTTAACAAACAAAACACTTACTAGTCCAGTTTTAAATACTGGAGTATCTGGTACTGCTATATTAGATGAAGATAATTTAGCTTCTGATTCTGCTACTAAGTTAGCAACACAACAATCTATTAAAGCATATGTAGATGGTCAGGTAGGTGGTGTAAGCACTACATGGACACTTGAAGATGATGATGGTACTGAAGTAGGCGTAGCTTCTGGTAAAGAAGTTAAATTTATTGGTTCTGGTATTACAACAAATTGGACAGATA